CAAATGGTTCTAACAACCAATGGAATGCTGGAGCAATGAACTGTTTCGGACCACTAGTAAACTTCCTTATTCCTTCTTCAAGAAGAGATGACTCGGAATATACAAATACATTAATCTGTGTACAGAAGATATGGTTAGATGCAATGGGTATGGGACAACCAGTCGTTAAACATAAGGGTGGAGAATTTATGTTCTTCAATGCTAGAATTATTGTACATGTAGGTGGTCAACAATCACATGGCACTAAAGCGTTAAAAGCAACTGCACTGGGTCAAGAATACACATATGGTATTCAGACTAAAATACATATCGTTAAGAACCACGTTGGTATTGGTGGTAAGAAAGGTGAAATCGCATCCACATCACACGGATATATTAATCCAGACGAGATTGATACGTACAAAAAAGAACATAGACAATATATACACGATATGTTAAATGTTGACTATAATACCACTGTTGACTTCACAGAGGAAGAAGGAACAATGGAAGGTGGCGATACCACCGAGTAAAATTTTTTATTAACCCTCTAAATCACATGATGTGAATAGAAAACCACCCAGAAATGGGAAGAAAAAACAAATACTAAACACACTACTAGTCGATGGTAATGCCTTATTCAAAACAGGTTTTAACGGGGCTAGTGGTGTTTTTAATAGAGATGGGGTCCATGTTGGTGGTATCTATCAATTCATTACGGTTCTACGTAAATTATTATCAGAAAATCTTTATCACCAAGTTTATGTCTTTTGGGATGGTACTTTTAGTGGTAAACTAAGGTATAATTTCTATCCAGACTACAAATCTAACCGTGGAAAAGACTTTATTAACGGGACACATCCAGTGGACGAAAGTGAAGTATATCAGAAACTTAGGATATCAAAATACCTAGAAGAGTTATTTATTAGGCAAATAAAAGATGAAATAGTTGAAAGTGACGATTATATTGCGTATTATTGTAAAACGAAAAAAGAGCATGAAGCTGTAACCATTTGTACAAATGACAGAGACATGGCACAATTGATTAATCGGGGTATCAGAATTTACTTTTGTGACCCAAAAATAAAGAATTATGTAACAGTTGCAAATTTTAATAAGTACTTTAATTACCACAGAGAGAATGCTGCATTGGTTAAATCAATAATTGGTGACAACTCAGACAGTATCAGAGGTATTAAAAGACTAGGAGAACCAACACTCCTTAAAAACTTTCCAGAACTAACAGAACGGAAAGTAACTCTAGAAGAAATTCTTATAAAAGCGGATAAGTTACAAACAAAAAGATTAGTGGTTAAGAAAAAACCACTAGCTGTGCTAACTAATATTATCCAAGGTATTACTACTACCAAACCAGATGAAAATGGAGTATCCGAAGACCTAGTATTAGGTATGGAGTTCTACGAAACTACTTGGAAGTTAGTAAACCTATCAGAACCTTTAATGACGGAAAAAGCATTGGAACGTTTAGATGAATATTTAGATGCACCACTGAACCCAGATGGAAGGGGAATAAAGAATGCTTATAACCTAATAAAACAAGATGGTATAGGTCATTTAATCGGAGAATCTAGGTTTGATGATTATTTAGTTCCATTCAAAAAAATAATGGAGAGGGAACTTAAAAAAATAACAATAGAATAACAAAATTTATTATGAGAGATAACAAAACAGAACAACACCCATTTGAGTTTGTATTAAAAATTAATGGAAATATTATTTGTCAAAGATTTTTTCCTATATACAATTTTAATGAGGATGTAATAGATTCATTAGAGATGAAAGAATTATTAGACCGTATTGTTGGTATGAACAACTTAAGCGGATGGGAGGTAGGTATCATACCAGACTTCCTTAAGAAAAGGTCTTCTGAGTACTTACAATTCTTTGAAGATAAGCAACCCTTACCTTACAACAACAACAAATATGGTAAGAACATAAACATCTGGGCTAAGAAAGACACTTACACTTTCGAGATTAAAATTAATGGTGAATTAGTTGGTGTTAGTCAATTTGATGGTAATACATTCCCACCAAAAATAAGATACATGGTAAACTTACATCACCAAACAAATATATGGGGTGAGAAGGAGTTTAATGATAAAGGATTACCAATTAAATTAGATATACTACCAATAATTACAAAAGATATTATAAAAACTTTTTCTAAAAAATCGTACACTAAAGAGTATATGGGCTATTCTTTAGATTATAACACTAAAATTAGAGAAGAGTATACTAAAAAGTACTTAACTTATGCTAACTAAAATGTATTTATTTAAAACAGTGTTTTACTAATTATGAGCAATTCAAAAAGAACAGATTTTAATTATTTAGGTAAGGATTTCCATTTAGGTAAGGATTTCCAAGTCCGTTTACTATTCCAAATCTTAACAGACAGAAAGTTTGCGGATGGTATTATGGATATTATGGATGCCAATTACTTTGAAGATGAATTCTTTAGGAAAATAGCCATAACCATTAAAAGTGCATACGAAAAACATGAGACCGTTCCAGACATTAGTAGTCTGGAAATGCGTCTTATGGATAGTGCCAAAGATGATATTCAGAGAGACTTCATCCTTAGACAACTTAGACACGTCAAGGAAGCAGAAGGTAATGATGCATTTTGGGTACAAGAAAGGGCACTTAAATTTTGTAAACAACAAGAGTTAAAGAAGTCAGTAAAGGAGATTCAAGAAATCATCGACAAGGGTGATATTGATGACTATGACAAATGTGAAGAAATCCTTAAGAAAGCCTTAGAAACTGGTGATGGTAAGGATGACGGGATAGATGTCTTCCATGATATGGAAAGTGTACTTGCTGATGACTTTAGAAAACCAATACCAACTGGTATTAAGGGTCTTGATGATTGCATGGATGGTGGCTTATCAAAGGGTGAGTTAGCGGTTATACTTGCACCATTCGGTGTCGGTAAAACTACTATGATTACCAAAATAGCGAATAGTGCCAAGAATGAGGGTTTAAATGTGCTTCAAATATTTTTTGAAGACAACCCTAAGGTTATACAAAGAAAACACTTAGCATGTTGGAGTGGACGTAATCTTAACGACTTGAAATTTCACAAGGAAGAATTAAACGAGATTGCTGAAAATAAGGGTGCTGAAAAAGGGGAACTTAGGTTGAAAAAGTTTCCTAGTGATGGTACAACAATACCACACATCAAACAATACATTAGAAAACAAATTGCACAAGGTTTCAGACCAGATATTATTTTAGTTGATTACATCGACTGTGTTCAGTCAAGTAAGTCTTTTAAAGATAGTTGGGATGCTGAGGGTAACGTTATGAGACAATTTGAGACTATGTTATCTGAACTAGATATGGCTGGTTGGACAGCAGTTCAAGGTAACAGAAGTTCAATCGGGGCCGACACAGTAGATTCTACCATGATTGGTGGTTCTATTAAAAAAGGACAAATAGGTCACTTTATTGTTTCAGTTGCTAAGACTTTAGACCAAAAAGAAAGTGGACATGCTAATATAGCAATCCTTAAATCTAGATTTGGTAAAGATGGTATTATTTTTAATGATGCTATTTTCCACAATGGGACGATTCAAATTAAAATAGTTGAGGATAATGGGGGTAAAACATTCATGGAATCAAAGAAGGATAAAGAAACTAATAGTCAAATTAGAGTTAATAATTTATTGGATGCAGCCAAAGCGAGACAAAAATCTCTTGAATAGGAAGCAGATGGAGTGTAACATCATTTATTGTGGTATTGGTATAAACTAATACAAAACTAAGAAAAATTAAAAATATGTATTTAAAAAATTCGGATACTGAAAAAAGATATTCAATCCTACCCATCAAGAACCAAGACTTATGGGATGCTTATAAAGCGGCAGAAAAACAAACTTGGGTGGCTGAAGAAGTTAATTTAGCACAAGATAAATATGACGAACTTAGTGATGACGAGAAGTTTTATTTAAAAAATATTTTAGCTTTCTTCACAATATCTGATGGGTTAGTTATTGATAATCTTTGTGATAATGTAATTGACAATGTAGATATATCAGAGGCTAAGTATTATTACAACCATCAAATGTTTATGGAACAAGTACATGCAAATGGTTATGGGTTATTAATTGACACTTACATCAAGGATAATAAAGAAAGATTGGAATTATTTAACTCAATGATAACCAATGATGCTGTTAAATCTAAAGCAAAATGGGCTGAGAACTGGTTAAACAAGGGTACATTTGTCGAGAAATTAATTGCTTTTGCATGTGTTGAAGGTATTGCCTTTTCTTCAGTATTTGCTGGTGTGTTCTATTTCAGAAGTAGAAATAAAATGCCAGGTCTAGCTGAAATGAACGAACTTATATTAAGGGATGAGAGTTTCCATTATGACTTTGCGGTACAAATGTTCAGAGAATACGTTAAAGATGAATATAAACCGTCTAAAGAGGCGATTAAGGAAGTAATCCTATCTTGTTATGACACTGAAAAAATATTTGTTGAAAAGTCATTACCAGAAGGGTTACCAGGATTAACAAAAGATATGATGATTCAATATGTAGAGTTTGTTGTTGATATTGTATTAAATGATTTTATAGGTGAAACACATTTTAATGTTAAAAATTCATTGGATTACATGAAGAAAATTGGTTTGTCATCTAAAAACAATTTCTTCGAAAGAGTAGATATGCCAGAGGAAGGTGAAAATATATTTGAAGCTGAAGATTTTTAATAATAAATAAATAATAAAATAATAATATGAAAATTATAAAAAGAGATGGGAGTAAACAATCTTTCATGCCTAATAAAATTTTAACAAGACTTAAACAACAATCTAAATCTTTAAAGGTTGATACTACATTATTATTCCAGAAAGTTGTCCCACATATTACCGATGGAATGACTGCTACAGATATTGATGAAATTATCGCTTTCCAATGTGCTGATTTATGTATCCAACACCCAGACTACTCTGTATTAGGTGGTAGAATACTTATTTCTAGACAATCAAAGTTACTAGAGATAGAAACTAAGCCAGTAGATGATATGTTCGACACATTTGCAGCTTCTACCTTCTTAAAGAAATACTCAATGAAGAATGATGATAGTATACCAGTAGAAATACCCTCAATGATGCATGAAAGAGTTGCTCATCATTTATACCCTAATTCTTTTAAAGAAAGAAGGAAAATGAAGAATGAGTTAGCTGAAAAGAAGATTAATTTTGCAACTCCTATTTATTCAAATTCTGGTATTGAAGGTAGAAACGGTATGATTTCTTGCAACCTAACAACACTTAAGGATGATTCTATTGAAGGTATTAACGAAACTTTAGATAAGATTTCACATGGTTCCAAAGAAGGTTCTGGTATTGGACTTAACATTGATGTTTTAAGGAGTTCTAGGAGTCTTGTAAAGTCATTTAAAGGCTACGCTGGTGGTGTAGTAAGGTTTGCTGATATGGTACAGTCTCACATGAGATTCTACAAGCAAGGTAACAGGTCTGGTTCATGTGCATTATACTTATCAACTTGGCATAGAGATATTCTTGAATTCCTAGAGTTAAGGTTACCAATTGGTGAAGAGTTAAACAGGGCTAGAGATTTATTTATAGCTGCAAGTATTGATGATGTATTTATGAAAGCTTTAACTGGAAACAAAAAATACAACTTATTTTGTCCAAATGATATTAAAGAAGCTGGGTTAAAACCATTTCATACTATTCATGGTGAAGAATTTGAAGAAGAATATAACAAAGCCGTTGAATTAGGTTTAGGTCATGAAGTTGAACCTAGAAAAATTTGGGATGCACTTATTCGCTCACAAGTTGAATCGGGAACACCATACGTATTTTACAAAGATAACGCCAATAAAAGAAACATGCAAGATAATATTGGTACTATCTCTCAATCTAACTTATGTATTGAGATTATGCAAGCGTCCAAACCAGGTTACACACCACAATGTACTTTAGCTTCGGTCAACTTAGCTGAACATGACAATATTAAAACTATAGCTAAATCAGTTAAGGTTTTAGTTAGAGCATTAAATCAAGTTATTGATAAAAATAAATGGTCTGACGAATGGAGTAAAAATGCTGGGCTAGACCAAAGAGCAATTGCTATTGGTGTGGCTGGTATGGCAGATTTCTTCGCTAAAAAGAAGATTTCTTTTGAATCTGAGGAAGCTAAAGAATGGACTGATAAGATTTTTGAGGTTATGTATAAATCAGCACTTGAAGAATCAATGTTATTGGCTAAAGAAAGTGGTGAAAATTACCCAGCTTACGAAGACTCAATGTACTCAAGAGGCGAAACCTATATTGAAGGGTGGTCACCACTAGAGGATGGAGAAGCAATCCCAATGAAGAACTCTTTATTGTTAGGACTTATGCCAACAGCATCTTCTGCAATTCTTTTAGGTGCGTTTGAATGTTTTGAACCAATCACATCTAATGTATTCACCAGAATGGTTGGTGATGGAGAGTTTATAGTGGTTAACAAATACTTGGTACAAGAACTAGATGAACTAGATTTATGGACTGAAGATATTAGAAATAAATTAATTGCTAATGAAGGTAGTGTTCAAGATATTTCTGAGATTCCAGAAGATATTAGATATAGATACAAAACTGTATGGGAAATACCACAAAGGGCTTTGTTGGATTTATCGATTATCAGAAATAAATACGTAGACCAATCACAATCTTTAAATGTTTATCATGCTGATGCGAAATATTCTAAGATTTCTAGTGCTTTAGTTTACGCTTGGAAAAATGGTTTAAAAACTGGTGCTTATTACACTAGAACATTATCTAAGATTAGGGCCAACAAGAAATTATCAGCTTCGGAAAACATTCAATCCACTAAAAAACCAGAAAACTCAATGTTCACATGTGCGGGTGGTTGTGACGCATAAAAATAACCGACTGTGATGCAGTCTTTTTAAGAATCCCTTTATATTTATTTATAAAGGGATTTTTATTATGGGATATTTTATTTATGAAATTAGAAATATAATCAATGGTAAACGATACATTGGTTGTAGTAAACACATTAAAGTTAGGTTTATTAAACATAAAAGTAGGCTTAAAAATAATAAACATAAGAATAGTTATTTACAGAATGCTTATAACAAATACGGTAAGGATAATTTTGAATATAATATATTACTTAAATTAAATAGTGAGAGTGATATGTATGAAAAAGAAAAAGAACTTATTTCAGAAAATGATAATTTATATAATTTAGCTGAAGGTGGTTTAGGTGGGGACACATTCACCAGTAGGTCTGATGAGTATAAAGCGATAACTAGAGAAAAATTAAGTAAATCATCTAAAATAAGTAATGAAAAAAATAAATCACTACATTCTGAAAATACAACTAAATTATGGTTAGATGAAGAATATCGTGAAAAGGTGTTAAAAGGTGTTAGAGAAAATGCTAAAAACCCAGAATATAGAGATAAACTTAGTAAAGGTGTTAAGAAGGCTTTGGAGAATCCAGATGTGAAACAGAAATGGTCTGATTGTAAAAAGGGTAGTAAGAACGGCAGATGGAAAGGTACTTTAACCATTTTAAAGGATGATGGGATATTAGAAACTTATGAAAGTATCATGGAAGCGAGTAGACAAACTGGTATAAATAGGGATACGATAAGTAGGAAAACTAAAGATGGTAAACAATATAAGAATAAACATTCTAAATACAATGGCTGTACATTCCAATTATATGCTGGTGGGGGTTGCGATGCGTGAGGCTGTGACGTGTAACATTAAAAACAACAAAAAAAGGGGTACATATAGAGTATACTCCTTTTTATTTATACTATTTATTTATTAAAAACATTTATTATAGTATTTATGTAATAAAGATAGTAATAATATGGCAGACGGAAGATATATCAACATAAACTTCCCCTTTCAAGATAGTAGTAAGGGTTTTTTTTTAGATTTAAACAATAGTGACAGTGCCGCAATTAAGGCTGACCTTATGCACCTAATCCTAACTAGAAAGGGTGAACGTTTATACCTACCAGACTTTGGGACTAATCTATTGAAATATATATTTCAACCAAATGATAGTACGACACAATCAGAAATAAAAGAGGAAATAAGTCAAACAGTTAAAAAATACTTACCTAATCTACAAGTAGACAAGGTTAATGTTGAGGAAAGTGAAAATAGTGAATACGCTGCAACTGTAAGGATAGATTATACGGTTACTGATGATGTATTCGAAACTGCTGACTTTATTATAATTAACATTTAAGAATATGGCTAAAAAAATAAATTATTCATCAAGGAACTTTGCCGACATTAGAACGGAACTAATCCAATTCGTAAGACAATACTATCCAGACATTTTTAACGACTTTAATGATGCCTCTGTTGGTATGATGCTTTTAGAGTTAAATGCGGCAACAGGTGATATGCTTTCATTTAATACGGATAGAACATTCCAAGAAACTCAACTAGATTTTGCTCAAGAAAGAAAATCAATTCTATCAATGGCTAGGACGTTTGGTTTAAAGATACCAGGTAAAAGACCATCCGTAACAATAGTTGACTTCACAGTAACAGTTCCAGTTCTTGGTGATACGTTTGATATTTCATACGCCCCTGTAATCAGACAAGGTAGTCAAGTATCTGGTGCTGGTAAGGTATTTGAAAACTTAGCCGATATTGATTTTGCTGACCCATTCACAATAGGTGGTATTCCAAATAGATTAATTTTACCACAAGTAGATTCCAATGGTAATATCACCGCTTATAAGCTTACAAAGAGAGAAATGGTTACTAATGGTGTAACTAAAATATTTAAGAGGGTAATCACCCCAACCGACTCTAAACCATTCTTAGAGGTTATTCTTCCAGATGATGACGTAACATCTGTTTCGCAAGTTATCTTGCTAGAAGGTACAGATTATACCAAATCACCAGAGTTAGACCAATTCTTAGATATTGATTTGCGGTGGTATGAAATGGATGCGTTAGCTGAGGATAAAATATTTGTTAATGATGATAGTAAAGTGTCTGATAATAGTGGTGTAATGCCAGGTAAATTTATGTCAGTAGATAGACGTTTCATTAGAGAATATACAGATTTAGGATTCACTAAATTAATATTCGGTGGTGGTTCAGAAGATATATCAGGTTTATGTGAGTTTGATACAAACCCATCATTAATAAATCAGATTGGTGATTTCATAAATAACACTTCATTAGGTACAACTTTACCACCTAATCAAACTATGTATGTTAGGTATAGAGTTGGTGGTGGTAGTGATACTAACTTAGGACCTAATACTATTAATAAGACAGGTACGGTTAATATAACAGTTAACGGTAGTGACCCAACAGTAAACAACAGTGTGTTAGCATCATTAAACGTTAATAACACTATACCAGCATTAGGTGGTAAGGACGAACCATCTGTTGAGGAATTAAGAAATCTTACAAGATATAACTTCTCAGCACAAAATAGATGTGTAACACTTAAGGATTACCAATCAAGAATTTCACTTATGCCAGGTGAATTTGGTGTACCATTCAGAACTGGTGTATTTGAAGAACAAAATAAGATTAAAGTTTATATCTTAGGATTAGATAATAATGGTAAATTAACAAACTCTTCAACGAGTGCACTTAGAGATAATATAGCAACCTATTTAGCTGATTACAGAATGATTAATGATTATGTAGAAGTTTCAAATGGTAGAGTTGTAAATCTTAGTTTTGAGGTTGATGTGTTTATTGAGAAACAATACCCACAATCTCAAATAATGGCTGAAATTATAAGTCAAGTTACATCATATATGGATGTTAATAAATTTGATATGGGTGATAATATCTATCTAGCTGAATTAATGGAAATAATAAATAATGTTAATGGTGTTCTTAATGTCATAGACATGAGAATATTCAATAAGGTTGGTGAAGGTAAATACTCACTAAATGAAGTTGCACAACCATATTTAGATTCGGAGACTAGAGAAATAGATTTATTAGGTCAATTTACATTATTTGGTGAATCAACAACTATGTTCGAAGTTAAATTCCCAAATAAGGATATATTAGTTAGAGTTAAGACAGTATAAACATTTCCTTTAGTGATTAAAATCATTATATTGGTATTATAACAAAATTAATAAAATATAGATATGGGTTGTAAGAGTTGTAAAAACAAAAATAATTAAATAAGTGAGGAAAACTTATTAAGTGTATTTAAACGTAAAAGTGGTAAAACACAAAGAGAACCTATAACTGGTTCTGAAACTAAATTTAAAATATTCAATATACTTATAAGGATTATTTTATTTTCAGTTTCATTAATAACGGTACCAATAATAACATTATTTATCATATACTTGTTATTTAAAACGATAATATTTAATAATGGTGAGGTAAATTTAAAACCAACTCTAGTGGTTGTAGCCAATAAAATAGGGTTAGGTAATAAAAAAGTAGAAGAAAAATATCCAGAAGATTATGAAGATTTAGATTCTGATAATCTAGATAACTACCACATTTCCGAAAGAGTAGATAAAGTAGAAATATAAATGTCAAAAACAGTTAGAATAAGAACAACCCCAAATGGTGATGATTCATACTTAAAAGTTAAAGTAGAACAAGATTTTGATTTTATTGAAATATTATCATTAAAGATATCTCAAGAGGAAGTATATAGTAGGTTCTGTTCTGATTATGGTGTTGTTGTTGGTAGAGTTATCGTAAATAACGGATTTGGTGTACCTAATGCAAAGGTATCTATATTTATACCTCTAACTGACGAGGATGAAGAAGATAGTGAAATTAAAGGTCTTTATCCATTCAAGGTAATTGACGATAAAGATAGTAATGATGTAAGGTACAATTTATTACAAACTGACCCTAACCCACAAGAAACATGCTTTACACCAGTAGGAACGTTCCCATCAAAG